TTATTCTGGGGTCGAATCTGCACCGGCTATTGAAGCTTCCAGCACTTTTGTTTTCCAGATGCTATCCTCTGGCATATCGAGGCGAACGTCGATCCAGCTATTGGCAGGAACATCTATAGGAGCCCCTTTCGTTTTAACAATTTCGCCTTCTTCGCTGAGTATGTATTTCCGCTTAAAAAGCCGAATCGTCAGCCCACCGCTTTCTGTTTGCTCAGCTTCAACAATCCCAAGCTCTCCCATTCCGGCAGGGTCCATTGGTGGCAGTAACTGCCAGCCTTCTGATGCCAGGCCTGCCGAGCCGATAAGAACATACACCCCAACATCCAGTCTCGAGATTTTGATCCCTTCAGCCTCGGCGTTCGCCGTACCGCAGCCGCACCAGGTGAAGCCCACTTCGTCAACATCGGTACGCTGGTTATCTTCCTGAGATTTAACGATTCTGGCGATCGGTGATGCAGCCTTGAGCGTTCCGTCGCTGGCTTTCGTGGTGTTCTGCGTCGAATAAATGGTGTGCGTCGTGGAGAACCCGACGTTCGCATTGCCCTGGATGGTTCCATTACCCTGACGATACTTGAGGCCCTGCGACGTGGAGGCTAACTGCCATGACGTGTAGCCACCACCGGTTCCATCCTGCCAGCCACGGAGTGTTAACATGCCCGTGTAAGTATCAACTCCGCTACCTCCACCCCAGCCATTCCCTCCAAGCTGTATGCCAAAAGACATGCCGAGCGGATATTGTGAAATACCATCATAAGAGGCGAGGTTGCGATAATCGCGATGGCATTGCGCCATTACTGCCGCACCATTGAGGTAAGAGGTTCCCGGGCTAAACTGGCTATCAACGTCTCGTGTGGCGCTGTTTCCAAGACCGAGCCCTGCACGAGCGCCTGATGCATTTTTCGCACCGGTTCCACCCTGCTCAATGCTGAGCGCTGTTGTCAGGCCGGAAAGACTGGTGATATCGCTGTTTGCACCTTTCTTCGCCAGTGATTTTTGACCCGGTACGGTAACGGCAACACCATTGATAGTGATGGTAACATCAGATGTCCCGTTCATCACATCAGCGAACCCGCTCATATAGCGCTGGTACATTGTGAAGGTTTCAGCGATGTCCTGCGCCAGACCGTCCACGCTCAGGCTGTCGCTCAGAAGAATGGCGTATTTGGTTCCAGCCGGAATGGCAGGGCTGGCCGCTGGCGTAACAGTGAGGCTTGTTGCGCTTCCAATCGCGGTAATCTGAAATACCTGCACAGGGCTGGTCATAGCAATAACAGTACAGCCGTTACGAATTAATGAGCCAGCAGCAGTGAAGTTTGTGCCGGTACCTGTAAGGGTGTTTCCGCTGATGGCGATGGTGCCAGTGGTATAAATCATATTTTCTCCAGGCAATAAAAAACCTCGCCGGAGCGAGGTTTGTTCAAAACTGAACGGGTTAGTGGCAGGTGGTGCTGGTGAACGTGTTGGCGCTCACCCATGACCAGTTAAAGGGATAACCGGCGCGGTACTGCGTCTGATTTTTTTGTTTACGGACTCCGTAGATCTGGACGCTGCTTTCCTGTCCTCCGACCAGGGCTGTTCCGGTGCATACGGGTTGCTGCTTCTCAATAACGCCAGCGCAACCGGAGAGCAATACCGCCACCGCCAGGCAAAGAATCATATTTTTCATAGTGGTTATATCCCAGGGCATTCATGAAGCTACACAATAACAATATGAATCAACGGGATATAATTGATTTGGTAGATCAATTATTCAAAATTGATCGCTAAAAACGATCAATCATAATTGGCGCAGTTAATGGCCATAATCACGTTCCTCAGATTCGAATACGCGACGTTCTGAAGGTTGCCGCCGGGGGTTGTCTGCGGCCTGGCGAATATCCGCGTATTGCTTCCCTCAAGTTTTGCCATGCTCTTGTATATGGCCGAGTATGGCTGCGGCTGACCGCCAGCCGATATAACCCCGGTAATTAGCCCCAGCATGGCAGGCATACAGGCCCACTTCCCCGCCAGAGTTGTATTGATGTTGTATCCTGAGCTGGCATCCACCCCGGCGTTGCCGAGGGTGACAACATCGCTCAGCGTGCGCGTTTCGTTTGTTAAAATCAGCGTCCCTGATGCATCCCACACAGCCAGCCCGTAGTCTGGCTTTGTCTGCGGGAAAATAGAGAAAAAATAAACGTACGCTGTGCCGGTTGCATTCGGTCTGAGAAAATCAATCGTGATGGTGTTCCCGCTTATCGTCTGAGTGATTTCGACCTCAACCGTGCAATGAACGAAGGCGACAACAGGCTGACCTGCGGGGAATGTGTGCGTCACTTTGGTATTGAACCCCGATGTTCCCTGAAGTGCCGCTGTCTTTCGCGCCTGAAGAGCGATTGGCGAGCTGTTCGCGGTCACCCATACTTCCCCGCTCGTGGTCGTCAGTAAAACGCCATACTCCGCCATTTATGCCCTCTCGATCTGGAAAATGAGATAAGCCGCTGCCGCAGGCTCAGTCCCTGCTGAGTAGTCGGTATCGCCTGCTGCTGACACTGTTGCTGTTCCCCCCGAAATGGTGATCTTCCTCCGACTCGTACCAAACTGATCGCCGTTCATGCTCTGAAAATAGGTCAGCCTGCAACCCGGTGGAAGCGCTACGGTGTAAGAGCCTGTTTTCTGGTTCTGGGCCAGCTGGAGATAGCCACAAACGCTGACAGGCTTAACGCCATAGTTGTTTACCTTGCCTGAGGCGTCCCATGTCTGAACACCATATTCCGCCATCCAGTCCTCCTGAAAAAAAAGAGGCCCCGTAAGAGGCCTCCCGTTACCATGTTCCCGTGATTCTCCCGATCTGCACCCTCAACACATTGTTGGCATCCTTGACACTGATCGTTTGATTAGTCTGCTTCATGGCTCCCTCACCAGCTGTCGAACCGTAGTTCTCAAACGTACCTCCCTTATCCAGCCTCCATCCGACTGAGCCAGCGACATAGTTATTGGACTGGATGTAGTTGCCAATCTTGGCGTTGCCGATGGTGCCGTCCTGGATGAAGGTTTCCCGGATAAACACCTGCCCGTTCTGGATAACGAACGGCAGTGTAACCGCTCCCCCTGCCTGCGCCATGACGGCGAAGCGATCCGCCAGGAACAGCACCTGCGACTGCATGCCCGATGGAGTGTTTTCTACACCGATCCCCATTCCGGCGGCATACTGTTTTCCATTCGCGTCCACGGCAACCTTGATGCTGTACATCGCCTTCAGGTCACCACTAACGTTTGCTATCGCCTGAGCGTTAGTGCTGATCGCTGAAGTGTGCCCGTTGATGGTCGCCGTAATGCCGTTTATCTGCGTGGCCGTGGCCTGCTGATAATTGGAAAACGTCTGGTTCAGGCTGTTGATGGATGCTTTGTTGCCGTTGACATCCGTCTGCAAACTCAGCAGTGAACTCGCCGTGGCCTCCCTGTCGCTTGCCATGGCGCTGTCAATGCGATCGATGCTGGCCTTACTGTCACCGTACTGCGCGCTGAGTGTCATCCGCTGATTAACCTGAGCAAGCGTATTGGTGATTAGCGCGATGGAGTTGCTCTGAATGCCGCCACTGGCCTTGTCCGTTTTAGCCCCCAACTCCTCCAGCCGGGACGCCATAGAGGAATCCAGGTTTGTGACAACCTGGCTAAGATCGGTTATTGAGGCTGTATTCTGCGCGCCGACTTCAGCTGCTGAGTCCGCTTTATCAGAAGCAACCTTCGTGGCGGCGGTAAGCAGGCCAACCTCAGAGGCTCGCGCCTCCGTCTCAGTGGCCAGCGCCTGGCGAACATCAGTAATGCTGGCTTCATTATCCGCAGTCTTTGCCTCCAGTCGGGTGACATCGGTAACGCGTGCCTCCGTCTCAGTGGCGATCACCTCCCGAAGTTGCTCGAATGTGGCAGAGTTGGCGTCCTGCTGGGCGGTCTGACGAACAACAACATCAGCAATGGCAAGTGCGTTACTGATGATTGCCTCTGCGGTCTGCTTGTTAGAGCCAACCACCGCCGCGAGACCATCCGCGTTATCTTTGATGGCATCAGCCAGTTCTGCGAACTTTTCACTGCTCTCGACGGCGCTCTCGATGAGGTCTTTAAAGGTATCGCTCTCTTTAATTTCCTCCAGGATTGCATCGGTGATATCGCTAAAGTCATCCGTTGGCTTTCCTGAAGCCTCAACAAAATCAGAAACCCCGAACGCGTTGCGTGTCCGGACGTAAACGTAATAGACGTGGTCAAACTTGAGCTTTTGAATGGTCCACTGGTTCCCCCTTCCGAGGAATTGAGTTTTGTTCTCAATGTCATCGGTTAATGGGATCGGAGTCTCGCCAGCGTACCAGAACTCAAAAGAGGTATCTGATGTTGCCGTTACAGACATAACTGGCACCAGAGTGGCCTGTAATGGTCCGGGTATCCACTGAACGGAGTTAGGAGCCTTTGGCGCGCCTATAATAAGACCCACCTGAGTTTCGGCGCCTTTCATCCCGTTTTCATTGCGCCCACGAACGCCGAGCGTGTAGCTACCGGCAGCCAGACCGTAAAACTCATACCGGAACTGGTCAGTTTCGTACTGAGATACCAACTTCCCATCAGCACTGTAGATGTACAGCTCAAACACCAGCTTTTTAGTGGTGGTTGCCGTCTCCCACGTTGCTGTAACCTGGACGGTCTCGGTGTTTGTGTTCAGGATTCGCAGGTTTTCCACGTTAGGCACGCGGTAGCCGTTCAGCGTATCGCTGGGAACTTCAAACACTGCACCCTCGTCAACGATGGCCTGTTTGTTGGGGTCGTGCAATGAGGCCGTTATGCTGTAGACGGAGTTGTTTTCCGTTTCGGCAACGCTCAGTATCCGGAAAAGGCGAATCGCAACGCTTGCGGTTGAAATGGCAAATACAGTTCCCGCCCTCACCCATTCAGGTTCGTTTTTGAGTGTGACGTTGTTTTCGTTAACGCCATCGATCTCATAGCGAGAGAACTTTCCGTCCCTCCCCATAATCGACATAGTGGATCCGTTCGTTACTACCGAGGAATCAACCGCGTCAACCGTTATCACCTTCCCGGAATGAGAAACAATCCTCCCCCCAAGGCGAGTTCCTGCATAGTCATTATCCATGACCTCAACGATATCACCCGGTGTGAAGTGGATAGCATCCCGAGCCATCTGGAAAGACAACCTGCTGCTTTCACGCTTTGCTGTTTCCAGCAGCCATTTACCTGCCCGCCATGCCTGTCCACGAGAGGTGCAGCCAAACGCCTCCAGAGTGGTTTCGTTGTAGTTTCCTTTGGCTATCATCTCATCGTCGGAAACGTACTCTTTCACCTGCTCCCATCCGTTGTCGGGGTCAGTCCAGGACACTACAACGGCATTGTATTTCTCTGAACGCTTTACAGAGCTTCGTTTGAACTCGCCATTCACAACGTTGGCGTTCGTGATTGTCGCAATCGGATCCTGTGGCGCGTCCAGCATTACGGACAGGCGCAGGCCGTCCCACAGCGCAATGCCACGGAACATGCTCGCTATCTTGTCGAGAATGTCTCGCGCGCTCGCCTGCTCTGTGATGTAGGCGTTGAGCGTCATGCGTGGCTCTTTGCCGCCATACCCATCATCTACAAGCTGATCGCAATATTGCGACAGAATGTAGAGTGCGCCATCGTCAACATCGATGTATCCGGCGCGTTTCGCCAGGCCAAATCGGGTGTTTTTCGCCAGCTCACGGAACAGCCACGCCGGGTTGTTAGTCCATGCCTTTTTGAAGCCCCCCGTCCACAGCCCGGAGTAAGTTCTGGCAATTGGTTCGTAGTTATCAGGTACGTCAACGATCAGCCCGCGAAGATGATATGTGCGGCTCGGCGTGTCGGTGTACTGGTCACGGTCGATGACTGAGCCGGCAACAGCAGAGAACGGATAGCTAAGGTTGTCGTCGGTGATCTCGCTGTAGCTGTTCCAAACAGTCCCGTTTGACAGCAAATCGCTGCTGCTGTCAGGCGTAATGCGGCGAACGCGGATATCAAACGGTTTGGTGTCGGGGGCATCAATGACGTGCGCCTCAAGGTACTCGCCAGAGATTTTCCCTGTAATCGTCACCGTCTTCTCCATGATCCAGCCCGACGAGCCAGTTCTGGTCTCGATAACCATCGTTACAGAGGTGTTTTTCTGGTTACCCCTGGAGTCCTGCTCCATGAGCCCGGTGACGCCGATGTTAAAACGAACGCGGGTCACGTCCTGATCTGTCACGGTTCTAACCAGCGGGGTGTCGTAAGTGACCTCAGTGTTAACAATGGTCGTCGCTTCGATTGCAGAGAAGCCGTTGATTGGCTCCTGAGTCTCCGATCCAGGTCGCCAGGCAACACTAATGCCGTTCACGTTGACATTACCGCTCGAGTCAGTGATAGGCGTCTTATTCAGCTTGAATGAAGACAGGTGCTCCTGATCCACCGGGCCCGCGATTGGCCCCTCAGATATCAGATCCAGTACCCGATAGAATTGTTTTGATTTGAGGTTATCGTCGAGTAATTTTGGGGTTGATGCTTTACCGCCACCTGAAGACATAGCGCCACCTTAGCTGATTGATTCTTCCCAGTCGGAATTATTAGATGTGTCGATCCCGAGACTTATTACGTTGCTACCGACCTCCATCTCGCCGAGGAGTATGGGGACAGGGTGCCCCTGCCCGACCCTGTTTTCTGCACTGGTAAACGAGTTATTCGTGAGGGTGTTTGTTTCGGCCGCTTCCGCTGATGTTTTACTTTTCATGTTCCGGGACATGTAGATGGAGTAAGCAACCGAGGCGGCAGACAGCACCAGTGAGGCAATGAGAACTATCGTACTGGTCTCAAGTCCCGCCCCCTCAACCACCGGGACAAACAGCACTACAGAGCCATCCTTCAGGCGCCGATCCATGTGCCACTGCACCGAAGACGTTTCAACATCCTCACCCGCCACTCGCATTCTTACTCTGGCGTTCAGGAATGCTTTTTTGAACTCATGATTCTGAGCAAGCAAAAGACGAATGCCCTGGGCAGGGGTATCAACGTTCAGCTCGACTTTGCGGAAATGTCGGCGTAAATGCCCTGCAAATTTAAAGATGAGCACTGTTCATGTCTCCATATGGAATGCATCTGCTTAACGTATGCCGGGCGCATTGGTTCTCTCCGACTAAGGTGTCCGGCATGGTCGTGATGAAGTACCATGTTGCCATCGAGCAGAATCATTGCGTGGCAAGGGTCGGCGCCGGGGAATGGCTGCCTGATTATTACGTCACCTGGCAGCGCTTCTCCCGGCGATACCTGATTGAAGCCATTGCGCGACATGTTGTTCAGATAGAGATTCTCCCCTCTCAGCCACCAGCCATTCGTCCTTTCGAAGTCAGGGAGGTCAATGCCGCACAGGTGATACGCATCACGGAATAGCGTGTAACAATCAGTCACTCCGTGCTCGAACCGCCTCCCCAAAAGGTAATCCAACGGCCTGAACGTTCTGATTTTCCCGTTACAGGCCAGCACCCATGGAAGGCCCGATGCAACCTGGCATTTACGGTCGGATCCGGACAGAACCGGGCTGTTCATTGGGTGAGAGTGGAATACCGCAGTCACCTCTCCAGCCTCCTCGGCCGCCAGCCAGTCATCATCACTGATTCGGAAGTGCTTTCCAGGTTCCGGGTGAACATTCCGACAGCGGAACAACTGCCCGCCATCCAGGATTAAGCCGCACACCTCATCCTGCGACGATGCCGCATAATCGAGTAATTCCTGCATCATGAAACCTTCTGAGAGCCGGGGAAGCTGCTGATTGGCATTGGTTCCGGTCGTGGATAACGGAAGCGGCAGCCGCTACGGCGGTGAGAGCACTTATCTTTCGCCGGGTCAGTGGTTGGATTGTCGCGCTCGTCTGCAACCGGCGGCCCGTCATATCCGCACCCGACGCCGCGATACTGCCACTGGCAGACGTCGGCAAGGATGGTTCGCGCCGGGATGATAGCGTTGTCGCAGTCAATCGGTGTCGCCAGCGTGTAGGTCACCTGCTCGAACGTCTCTTCCGTCATCTCCTCAACAACGTTGCGGGAAACCGCTTCCTGCGTCGGATCTGCGTCAGGGTTGCCATTGGGGAAGTTCACCGCGTCCAGGTATTTCACCGGAACCTGACGGCGGGTGATCACCACCCCAAGCATGTCGTCGAAGTCATGGTTTATGCCCGTCAGTAAACCCGTGACGTTCGCCACCACCATTGTTGGCCGGGCATATGTGCCTTCGTTCTTTGACTCGAACCCTTCGACTGCTATCGGGTATGCCTGATACTGATTCCCCTTCCAGATCACATTTCCGTAATATCCATTGGTGCCGGAATGGAACCGGATAAGGTCTCCGCCAAAGGGTTGCAGGTCGGCTTCGAACAGGTCGATAAACGCGCCTACTCCGGCGTCGACGCTATCAATAATCATACTGGCTGGTATGTCGCGCACGGCAAACTCCCATAAAAAAAGCCACCAAGTGGTGGCTACTGTTTGAATATCAGGATGTTGCTTACTGATAACCCTGGTTAACGTGTAAGCTCAGCCCGTCAGTGGTGGGACACTGACGTAACCATCGAAGGGGGATGGCTGATTACCTCTGATAAAGGAAAAATAATGTCAGAATTGAAATTAAACGCTATTGACTTTATTTCTTTTGCGGTCGCTGGAAATACATTTAAATTAAAAGCTAATTTGATTGGCCCTAATGACCAATTTCATTCGGTAAACCTAGATATAGCGCCAGATGAGATAAAGAATAAAACCATCGGTGAGATTGAAAAACTTGCTATTCAAGCCTTGCGTTCAGCTTGAATTACGGCAATTTGATCTAATTTCGCAGTGATTTGATTATAAGCACAGGTGTGAGCGCTAATAACTTCTTCCATCTGTGCTTTCATTGAATCAACCATAGCCTCTAACTCTTCAACACGTTGTTCTAAAGTCATAACTGTCTCCCGCCTTTCGGCTTATCGTGGTACTTGTTCAAAAGTGGCCGTCAGTTCAAACAGCGGCCCGGTCTTTGTCATATTCCAGGATCGGCAGACAAACAGCTTCCTCATTCCCGTATCGGATGGCGTCCAGTAGAACGATTCAACCGCCCCCCTGGCTTTGAGGAATGCCTCTGCATCCTTAGCTGGGTTACTGCGGCACTGGCCGCTGACGCCGCGAAAGGTGAGAGAGTATTTATCCATTAGCGGATTGATACCCTTCGTTTGCCGCTGTTCGTATCCGTCACCTAGCTTAACGACGGCAACATTCGGCGTGCGCTCAACGCTGTAGCCCTTTTGCGGTGTCCATGTGAATGTTTCTGGCATGGATTACTCCCAACAAAAAACCCGCCGAAGCGGGCTTGTGTTAATTAAGGCAACTTTCAGAAGCTATCTACAAGTTCTTTGAGCTGTTTTTTGGCTTCGCTCAAGATGTCTGCTTCAATCTCTGCCAGGCTTTTATCGCGCTGCAAGGGTAAATGAACGCGAACCTTCACGCTTTTACAGTGGTCTTCATAATTAACAAACACGCTAGCAAGGATACCTTTTCCATTGTCATTATCGTAAGCCGTGATGTCTTCAATTTGATATTCCATTTAAACTCTCCTTTGTTATCAGAATGCTCGATTTTAGCACGCCTTACCTTTTTGTACGTGGTTGGATTAATCCGCCAGGCCGATTAGCCTGATCGCTTATATGGAACAAAGTAACCTGCTTCATCTTTTGCAATATCTGCGCCATGGTCGCATCGTCAATGCCGCCGGTAGTGTTGATGGTGAAATGGACAGTTTGATTAACAACTCCGCCACTACCCCCAACCTTATTTGCCGGAATAATCTTCCCTGACTGATTCGGGATGAATGCCTGCTGACCCCCGGCGGTCTGGAAGATTTCAGAACGGCCATCCTCGTTGACACGATAGGCGTTACCAGCAGAAACCGTACCGCCGTAGCGACGACCGCCACTCATGGTGACACTTGCAATATTCGAAAGCAGGGAAGCACCGGCCGAGGCGATGGCTGCGTAGTTCGCCATTTTTTGTGCTGGCGTAAGAGCAGTCGGATCCGCCATGGCCTGCATAATCGCCGTGTTAAGGCTCAGGGTTGATTGCGCTATCGCGAATGCTTTTGCAGCAGCGAACATGGCAACATATGCACCACTGCTCTTTCCAGACGTGTTTTCGATAATTGACGCCAGGCTGTCAAAGCCCTGCGATGCCGAGCCGAGAATGGAACCTATCGCCTCAGTTTGTGCATTGGCCTCATCTACAGCAATCTTCCTCCTGGCGTTTGCTGCCTGCTCCTGAATGGCCGTCTTGGCATCTTCGTAAAGCTGTGTGTTTTCCTTGTCTATGGTCTGATACTTAGCAAGTGCCGCTAACTTCTGCTGCTCCTGCAAATCAATAAGAGCCGTTGGATTTTGCACTGCGCCCGTTACGGCGTCGGGGGTGGTTACGTTTGCGACGATCTCCTGCTGTGCAAACTTTTTACCTTGCTCGGCCTGCTGCCGCATCTTCACCGCATTGGCTGCGTCCCATTCTGCTGCTGCATATTTCCTTATTTCAGCCACCTGATCCTTTGTGGCGCTACTATTTAAGGACTGCTCAGCCCTCAGGATAGCTTGCTCTCGGGATAGCTCCTGGGTGGTGGTCGCAGCAAGACCAGCCCTTTGCTTATAGTCCGCAATTTTCTGCGCATTTGACTGCATGGCAGTGGCTGCCTTAGACGCCTCAGACGTGGCGTCTTTGGTTTCCTTTTTGCCTTTCTGCTGAGCTTGCTGGGCGTCGTATTCGGCAGCAGCCCTTTCCCTCGCCAGTCTGACATCAGCTTCAGTCCCACCAAGTTTTCTGATGTCCTGCTCAGCCTTCAACTGCGCACGCTTGCGATCGTTAAGCTCGCTCTGGAGCGTCACCTGGTCTTGCAGTTTATCAAGGTAATCCTGAACGTCTTTCGGCCGCTCTACCATCAAACTGCTGGAGTTGAATTTATCCTTCGCCTTTGAAGCGAAATTAATCATATCGCCAAGCTTGCCCATCATTCCGGCGGTAACACTGGCCTCCTCACCATCACGGCGAAGAAGATCGATGCCCTGCCTCATCGTTCCGTTGAGAGTGGCGCGTCCAATGTTAATAGCGCTCTGCGTCTGGCTAAGTCGATTTTGAGCACGTTCAAGTTCAAGTGTTGCAACCGCTAATTTATCCTGAGCGCCTCCTAATGCTTCTGCCGCCTGCCGTCCTCGGGTAGTGTTCGTTCCCCAGTTAGCAATCTCCCTTTCCTGCCTCTGAACAGCAGCAGTAGCGTCGTTAAATTCTTTCTGTGCGTCGGATACCGCATCGCTAAGAGTTGGCAGATTCTGGCTCAATTTGCCGATGGTGGCTGCCAGTTCGGTATGCGACATGGTCTGGAACTTGGCGCTCAGTTCATTGACGCTGTCTGCCAGTGTATTTGCGTCGTCTCTGGCCTCTTTAGCCCTCTGAGAGAAATACAGAATCGCGCTGGCAGCGAGCATGGCGGCACCAGCAGGACCACCAATGAGAGATAACCCACGACTAACCAGCCCGGCACCTGTGTACAACCCAGCCTGCGCCGCTTTATTTGCCGCAAGAGAGCGATTGTAGTTATCTACAGCTCCGGCTGCTGCCGTTCGTGCGGCAGACAAGCGTTGCTCGGCAGCCGCAGCATTTGTCGCGCTAACCGCTGTCTGCTTCATCATCTCAGCAAGGCGGATCTCGTCCAGCGCACGTTCTTTTGCGACGGCGGCAGCGCGGAGATCTGCTGTAGCTTTGTTTGCCGCAGCCTGTGCAACCTGCATCTCTGCTGCTGACTGATTTCTTGCAGCAACTGCGGCCTTTACCTTCGCAGCAGTAGCCATAGTCAGGGCGCCAACGTAGCGACTCCCCATAACAGCAGCGGCAGCGGTCAGGATGGCGCTGAGAGCGCCGATGTTCTCACTGACGCTGATCACGGCATCGTTGAAAATTGCCGTACCGGTTTTTACCGTGGAGTTTTCACCAAAGAACTTGGTGATGTTGTTCCCGGCAACCTGCAATGCCTGGCTGATAGTTGTCGTGGTGTTGGCAAACTCGTTGCCGATCGCAGTTCCCTGCGAAAGTAGACCGTTAACCACAACATCAGTAGTCAACTTCCCGGCGGCGGCCATCTGGCGCATTTGACCGATGCTGACCCCCATTGAATCAGCAAGCGCCACAATTATTCTGTTGCCCTGCTCATTCACTGAGTTAAATTCTTCACCGCGAAGCGCACCAGAAGCCAATCCCTGCGAAAGCTGGATAATGGCGTTCTCGGCCTCTTGCGCAGTCGCACCAGAAACAACAAAGCCCTGGTTAATGATGGTTGTCAGCTTAGCCAGATCGTCGGCACTGGTCCCATACTCTCTGGTAGCCCTCTCAAGCCTCGAATACAGAGACGCCGTAGCGTCGAGGCTGCCGCGAGTTTGCTGCGTAATATTGAACACCCGTTCAGTAACGTCAACCAGCTGCTCGCTCGGTCGGAGGGCGTTAGCCAGTTTGTTATTGAGCGTAGTCCATGCGTCGGCGTATTGAGATACCTGTTGAACCGACAGGATAGCCATCAGGGAGGTAGCTACGCGGCTCAGACTGCCAAAGGATGACGTTAGCGATGAAGCGGCCTTGTCAGCCCGCTTGAAACCGCCTTCCATGCCGTCGGTTACGTCACGAACCTGCTTATCAGCACGCAGCAACTGTGCCGTATCGGCCTTAATCACATATTCAATATCGCCGACGTTCTGGGTCATTTCAATTTCTCCAGGCAATAAAAAACCCCGCCGGAGCGAGGTCTTGTTAGTTAGTCTTTTCCTTAGAGCAGGCCAGCTTTTCTTCTTGCCTCTTCCAAGTATTCTTCATCAGTTTTTTCTGGTCCGAGTTCCAATGGTTGCCGTCTTTGCCATTCCTTCAGCTTGTTGCTAAGCGCGTAGATGATTTTATCAAAATTCTTCTGGTGCCTATGCGCCCCAGTCACGTTCACTCCAAGCTTAAGTGAAGAGTCGATACCAACAGTACACGACTTATCCCCATCGGCATTAACTACGATAGATACATTTTCACCCCATGAAAAAAGTGAGATACCAGCACTAACGGAAACTCTGCGCAAAACATCGTCTTTTTGCTTTATAGACATTCCGACCTCTGGAATTGTCTCAATCAGTTTTTCGTAGGCAATGTCCGCCGGAAATGGAAATATCTGCTGTGTAGATTGACTGGCGAAACTCATATCCCTATCCCCATCAGTAAAAGATGGTCAAATCCTACCACCAGTTGACGGAGAGGTCAGCAGGGATCTGGCGACGACAGAACAGTTACAGATCACTTGGTGACTAAAGCAATGAATAATGGAACGAGTATTGCCGATACTAAAAGGCCAACCAGCCACTTTTGGTTGTCGTCAATCTTATCAATGAACCGCTTTTCCATTGATGATAGGTTTTGGTTGATGCTTTTCAGCTCAGATTCAATGCCTCTGATGTTTCGCTCTCGCAGTTCGTCTGTGGCTTCAAGTCTTGCAAGTCTCTCGCGTGTGTACATATCGCCTCCGTCACCGCCGCTACCGCCACCACCATGTTTTGGGAAGTCTACAAAGTGAATATTGTCATCCATCTTGCTATTCATTAGTCCCTTTCCCTGAATCTGAAAGCTTCTGCTCCACCCACTTCAATACCGGCCACGTTGCAAAATGCATCGAATACGCACAGTTTTTGCATATCAATCGATACTCATATTTCACCAATGAGTATGGTGGCCCTTCTGTGTCGAGTTTGACTGGGATGGCATAAGTGCTGCTTTCGCACCCTTCAGGCCATACAGTCATCGAACTGGCGTTAGGGATAGAAATATCATCACTACCACAAATTGGGCATATGACTGTTTTGACGCCGCGTTCGAAAAGATATTCAGAGAATAGCTCTGGAGTGACTTTCTCCAGTCGTCGCTGAAGTGTCAGTTGAAGCTGCATTTGGCGCTGTTTTTCATCTTCCACGTTGATTCACCACGAAATGTATTTCCATGAATCTATCACGCGTGGCATTGCTCCATAAACTGATCTTATATCCATAGCGACGACAAAACCCGCAGTTAAGCGGGTTCGGATGTGCTCTTCAATCAGGCAGATTTGGTTGGAAGGTCGTTACGAACCTCTGGCTTCTTATCGCAGGTGGTACTGGAGAAATTGTTCTTTGATACCCACTGCCAGTTGAACGGATAGCCGGCGCGATACTGGGTCTGGTTGGCTACTTTGCGAACTCCGTAAATCTGCACGGTGGTATCTTGCCCGCCGAGCATTGCCACACCTTCACAGATCGGTTCCTGTTTCTCCATGATTCCTGCGCAACCAGCGAGGAGTGCAACGCAGATCGCAATAATTGGTAGTTTTTTCATTCCTTTATCCCTCTACGCCATTTTAGGCATTATCCTATAGCCATAGACTAAATGAGTAAACGACAACCACCCCCTCAATCTTTGTGGTTTTCAAATGCTCTATCACCGATTTTCCGCGCCATTGCGGATCTCTGATGGCCGTCAGTTTTCTGGCGGCTTCTTTTTCTCAGTAAATACCCGGCAAATACATTTGCACCTCATCAGCAACGCGATCACGCGCTGCATGGAGTAGCTTTTTGCGTCCGCCAACTCCCCACCTGGCCATCTGGCTGGCGCATCGGCTGATCTGTTTGGTTTCGGTATTGATGATGTGGTCGATTTTGTTCAGGCGGGACATGGCACTGATGCCGTTTCGGATCACCATCTGAAAGGTTTGGTACACTTTTATTTCGAATTCAACACTAAGCCATGCGGCATAGCGAATCGCCACCAGTTCTAACCCCCAGATACCAGGCTGAGCACCACCTTTGATAATCTTGACCGAAGCTATTTTTGTAGCTTTGGTCAGTTCTTGCGCAAACTTTTTAATTTGCCCACTTTTGATGAAGTTACTTGGCCTCTGTGATTCCGTGGCTTTGCCTTCAGCCACTGCGGCAGCGTGAAGATCATTGAGGTTGTAGCGCCCTTCGCCATCAACACGAACGGATACGCCGTTTACAGATACGGTTGGATAGTGCATGAGGTTTACCTATAGAAAGTGAGCCTGTCACACAGAGATAGCCGCCCCAGAGTACAACTAACTCTCAGGCTCGCTTTCTGTAGGCTCTAGGATTATAACGTGCGCGTGTGAAGCGCGTTGGTTTTATTGCAGGTGTAAAAAAGCCCCGCTATTGCGAGGCTGGTTGTGTTGCTCCGAAGGAGATTAATGCGGTCCGTTCCGTTGCGCGTCGATAGCCAGCATTTGCTCGGCCCAGTCCATAACCTCGTCGTATTTCTCCTGGGTTGGCACCCTGGCTTTCTCTTTCTGCGGGAACTTGGCATTCATGGCGGCTCGGAAGCTGGTCATTGTCATGTTCCAGGCATCTGACTCGCTCATTCCGAGGTGAGCAACAGCGGTGTAGACGAATGACCGTACATCGAATTTGTCGCTGTATTCGCCCTTCTTACCTTCGAACTCTTCCGGCGGCTGATCGCCCATTACGCCATGCAGAATCAGGTGGCGGGCAAGCTGGATAACATCCTCGATCGGGATAGCCCCAGGCTTGAACAGCAGCCGCCCTGCCGCGCTCACCGAGTACGAACCAATCAACTCTGCAACATCACCCTCTGAGCAATGCCGAACTACGTTTGCAGCCGATGCTGCCATTTCAGCAAAGCATCGGGCATTTGCCGCCTTCAGGATTTGAGTATCGGAGATTCGGTGTTTCGGGTAATGCCCGGCATGAACCTTTACGAAAGCATCAACAATCTGTTCCGGCGACCCAATACGAGACATGGCGAGGAATGAAGGGTTGAGGAATACCTCTTTGCCACTGGCGCGGACAACGGCCTGGCCGATATCGGTTATTGCTTTCATGAAACCTCTCAAAAAAAGGGGCCGAAGCCCCTGATATCACGCTGCGTTGACAACAACCGTAGCAGACCCGGACGTCACGCTGCCCGCTGTGGAGGAAGACACCTGACAACTGTATGATCCGGCATCACCGGCAGCCACGCTTGCTTTGGTGAATGTTGCTGATGTTGCGCCAGAGATGTCACTACCCCCCTTCTTCCACTGGTAAGTCAGTGCTGAATTGTCAGACACAGTCGCAGCCACCGACAGGTTCAGCGTATCGCCAACGGTCAGCGTGCGATTCTGCGGTTGAGCTGTGATAGTAATGACCGCACCAACATCACGAACATCAACCTGCCCTGCGCTGGACGCTTCGATAGACCAGGTGGCAACGTCGTCGTGCGGCGCCTCATCGCCCCATGATGTCACCATGAACGGCCCTTCGGTGATATCGTTCGGAGAGATGATCTTGAACCATACATACGGCTGGTTGCTGGTCTCTGATGGCGGGTTGTAGACGTGACGCTTAAGCGCGTTCTGCGCATAAACATCCTCTTTGCGGGTCACACCGTCACCAGAGAACGAAATGTTCTTGTAAGTAACGAGGTTCTCTTGCGTAAATGCAGCGCTCATGTCGCCGGTCGCATCTGCGGTTTCCCACTCTGCATTTACTGTTTTGCCGCGCATCATGCCGAGTCGGCGGTAAGCGCTGGCGGTGGGTTGTACTTCAGGGCATCCAATCGCGTAATAAACGACGACGTCGCGCCCGGTAAAAGCGCCCGATTCACACGCCATAGTGATTTATCTCCGTGTTATCTGGAAATGATGGTTTGAAAGGAAATATCGAAGAGGTAACGCCCTTCTTCGGTCTGGATGGCGGTGATGCCGCCTATTGGCTGCATCGAAATGATGCATTCGGTTTTGTAGTCGTCGATCATCGCCTGGCGGATGGCGTCGGCGCGGTCTTCAATCTCGTTAATATTGCTGTCGTTCTGGCCTGACAGGAGGAGGATGCGGAAATAATCGCGGGTTATCGCTTCTTCTGGCTTGCCGCCACCATTTTGCTGGATAACAAGGTATCTGTCCCCTTCTGTACCCTCCAGTTCGTTCCAGAAGCGTTTCTGGACGCGATAACCAACATCAAAGCCATGCGACTGCAACCACGCTCTCAGCGCGTCATACACTTCGCTACGCGTCATACTTTGTACCCTTGCTTGATGATGGCCTTAATCTCGTTGAGACCGTCACGCTCAAAGCCTTTGCGGAGGAAGTCCGGTTCGCCATCTGGATCCCAGTAATTGCCGCTGCCGTCTGGCCTTGGCTTGCCTTTCAGCTTGCCCTTTGCGGCATTAACTGCGGCGGCATAGTTGGCCGCATACCCCACCCGCCCAATCATTCCTGATGGCATTGGTTCGAGTTTTTTGTATTGGCTGTTGATGAGAACTGATGTTTTCGCAACCGGAGTAATCAGCGCCGCATGGTTGGCCCCGGCATTCATGACTTCATAGAGAACCTTCTCCGTTCGGATGCCAGCGATATCACTCAGCACCTTGCGGGTGTTCATTTGAACACGCTTGATACCTTTTACGGGCATGATCGCCTCACGTCAGAATTTTGTAGTCTGGTTCTTCTTCGAAGAATGACATATCCCATTCCGTCACCGCTTTGATGATGTTTGCACCAGCTTTCAGCGGATCGGCCTGAGATGTTGTGTCACCTCTGGCGATATACCAGTCACGCTTCGGCATGGTCGCATCGATGCCATTGCGCTTCAGTTCAGTGAAGAAAATCAGGTTCGTGGTGAACTCTTTCCCGCTGGCATCTACCGCAACTTCATTGTTTGCCGTCCAGGTGCAGTCAATCAGGTAGGGATTTCCGGTTGTCCAGTTGCTGTTCCAGTCGTCGTAGACGCGCGGGTAAACAGTGGCAACGTTGGTGTAGCTCCATGCAGCTGTTTCAGACACCGTTATCCTCCCACCGGATCACCTCCGGATTCTCCGCCGCAACCTTCCGGCACAGCAGATACCAGTCACCGTTGCTTTTGACGTATCCGGTAACGCGCTTACCACTGTCGGTCATCACCCAGACTTTGACAAAAGGCTCCGGCAGCCGCTTCTTAACCGATATCCAGGCCATTACTTACTCCCGCTGCACATGCAACCAGCTTTACCGATCCATATGCCAGCAAAAGCTGTATTGGTCGGGTCTGGAGGGATGAGGTCATTAGCGCAGCCGTGTTTATCGGTGACGCGCAACAGTGCCAGCGCCCCTCTCCATCGATCGGGAAACGACTGATACCGGAATGAGCGTGACGCACCATTAGGGCCAGTCTGCGAGCTGATATACTTGTCGCCTTGCGCCAGCCCCATAAGTGACAGCAGATAGAGTTGAATCAACAGCGAGGTCGATGCCGGATAATGCGCATCAAGACACTCCTGTATGCTGTTGGCCTGGTCGACGAGAGCCTGAAGAACAAAATCGGGAATGGAAACGCCCTGACTTTGCAAATACCCCTTCGCCTGTTCGAGAGTTACCATTGTCGACTCCGTGAAACACCCCGCCGGAGCGGGGCATAAAAAAACCGCCTTAGCGGCGGCTGTTATTCAGCAGGGAAAAGCTTTTCGAGTTCGCCATCCGGCAACAGCTCACTGAGCTTTTCAGCGCCGATGTTGCCTTTAAACTCGATGCCCAGCTCAGTAAGGCGGTCCTGAATAATCTCTTTGCGAGATTTCTCACCGGTACCGGCATCAGGTGTCGCAGGTTTCAGCTCACCACCTGCCTCGCCTTTCATCAGCCTTACGTTAGACTTCAGCGCCGGGTGAAGCTCTTTCAACTCCACCACGTCACCAACCTTCACGCCGAACCACGCGCGCACAACTTCGTATTTAGCCATGCTATTTCCTTACGCCAGTACAGCGCCGTAGACAACACCAGACAGGCCCTGATCGTCTGCGGTGATTTGCAGGCCTTCAGCAGACATGATCTGGAAGTTGTAGTTAACGTTAGGCAGTGGACGCGGCAGAGGAACAACACCTACAGCCATACCAACCAGTGGAGAGATCACGTCACGGCGACGAACGTACGCGATAAACTCGTTACCGGTAAGTGCGAAGCTCATGCGGATTTCCTTCACCGGTGCGAATGGCAGAACAGCCTGCAGGAGAGTGCTGCTCACTACACCATTAACTACGTACGGCTGAGCCATATTTGCCCAGATCTCAGGTGAAACCCACATCACATCATACTGAGCTACTTTGTTCGTGCGTGCGGTGGTGCCGAATGCGCCTTTACCGAAGAATGCAAAGATCGCGGTCATGTCAGCGGTTGTCAGGTCGATGTTCGCACCACCAGCACCAGAACCGAGGTTAATCTTCTTGGTGTTGCGATGGTTCTTGATGCCCTGCGCCGGGTAGGACTGAACCTGAATTTTTGAATCACCGTTCAGGTAGTAGTTAACGCGCTTCTGGTTGAACTTGCGCATCTTCGCCATCTGCGAGTCCAGCACCAAGTCAATACCCACAGAGTTCAGACCAGCAGCATGACGCCAGTTAACACCGTAACCAGCAGTGAACACCGGAATCGGGTCACCGTCGCTCGCGTAGTCAGTGTGATCGAAGGAGAATGGCGCCTGGCCATCGATGCTTACTGACACGTCATCGGCGATGTCGCCAACCACGTTATACAGCTTTGCGGTTTTACCTACCGGCAGCACCGTCTGAACGCCGATCAGGTCGTTCACGATTTCCATGCCAACTTCCTGATCCCGCAGTTGCAGCACCTGGTTGTCAATCTCAGCCCAGAAGTCACGGGAGAAACCGCCAACAGCGTTACATGCCAGCATGTCAGGCGTCATGATTGCGCGGTTAGCCGCAATGATGGAGTCGTTCTGCAGGTTCCACATGTTGCGGTTTGCCCACAGCTCGTTCCAGTGCCCGCCAAGGCGGGAGTTAGTCGCCAGCGTCTCTTTAGAGAAGTACATATGTGTTTGTCCTTTTGTTACGCGCCAGCTGCGGCGACAGTGCCAACGCGCATGCGCACGCGAATGAAGTCGGTGGTGCTGGCCGCGATGGTATATTCATCCTGGCTGTAGCCGATCACTGAGTCAGTGTCGGAGGTGGCAAGGGTGAACTGACCGGCAGTACCCAGCTTAATCGGGCTGTCTTTTTTGTACGCGCCAGGCAGGCAACGCAACGCCAGCTCTCGGCCTTCTTCGACGTAGTTACCGACAGCTGAATCACCGGCAGGGATTGCTTCAGTGATGGTCAGGCCCTGGTGGTAACCGACATCGATGATGTACAGGCGGCCGGTTAGCGCGGTGGCCTGAGCGAATTTATCGGATGAGTTGATGGTTGCGGCAGTGCCAGGAAGCAACGCGGCGGCCGTGGTGCGGGTTTCGGTCTTGTACAGAGACTGACCGTCGATATTAACGCGACGATAACGTGGCATTATTCCGGCTCCTTACTTGAAGTGTTCGTCTGCGGCAGGTGCGCCGGTTTCTTTGTTCAGCTGTGCATTGTTAGCACCCAGCGGAGCAGCTTCGCCCAGCGACTTGAACATAGCGTCCAGAGCTTCGCCTGACAGTGCGTTAGCCACGATATCGCCATGGACCTTTGCAACCGCTTCGCGCTTTGTTTTCTCTTCGGCGCGAGAGTTGGCAGTCAGGGTTTCCGCGAGTTGATTCTGATTGGCCTGCAGCGCATCAACCTTTTCCGCGAGAGGCTTGATAGCCGCTTCCGTGTTGGTCGCAACAGCCTGGCCGATCATGCTGCCGATTTGTTCCAGTTCTTCTTTGGTTAAAGGCATGTCGCCCTCCGTTTTGTGGTTTGGTGCAGGCTGTTCCTGCGGTGTGAATAGAGCTTTGAATTTGTTAGCGACGACGGCCACCCACGACTCCTGGCGCGCTACTGCGGTGCCGGTATCGTCGATAGTGATCTTCCCGCCATCAGCGGAATAACCGTAAACCTGCGCATCTCCGCCATTTCGCACGATAACCACCTGCGAGTCGGTAAAGTCAGCAACCCAGGCATATTCATCCGTGCCAGGCGCAAACTTAGCTTTGGCCGCCCGATCGAGACGCTGCTCGCGCTCCCGGTAGGATTCGCCCACCAGTGCGCCAGAGTTGGCCTTAAGCGGCTGCGCCAGATCTGCATTGACCATCAGGCCAACACCTTGCTCAGGGGTGGCCGCTCCGACTTCGTGCAGAAGGATTGCGTCGTGGTCCATGCCGTGGATATCAGCTACCCACTCGGCACCCGTTGCGCGTTGTTGCTCGTTAGGCTCAAGCTGGTCTAGGAATGCGGCCACACTGGTATGAATCGGCGGAACGTCTTCACCGCGCTCAATCGCAGCGACGCGTTCAAGCAGCTCCCTGCCACCTTCAGACTCGCTGGCGCGGGCTACATCAACCCACTTTTCGAGGTAGATGCGATTACCGGACTTCTTAACGTTGCGGTTCCACGCGCCGATATGGCCCGCGTTAATCCCCTCCGGGGAGAAAGCAGACACGAACTGACCGTTAACCTGAGGGTGCCCAAGCGGTGCCAGGGTACCCTCCAGCCCCTTATAGTGGGCGTCGATTTGCTCTTGCGTGTACAAGCCGCCATTCATGACGACGTTCGCCGGCAGCGTGTAGCTCGGCAGCACCAGGTGCTCACGCCCGTTGTATGTTTCGCGCCGGATAGACTGGCTGTTCACCTTCGTGGTGATGTTGACCTGCATAGGCATAGTTATTTCTCCGCCCAGGCGTAACCGCGCGCCTGCATCGATTTATATTCCTGTTTGAGTTTCGTGATGGTGTCCGGGTATTCCGGCTTACCGTCCGCATCCACCAGCACCGACTGCTGGCTGCATTTGCAGTTGATGGAGTTACCATCTTTGCTGTACCAGTCACGCACCTCTTCGTTGGTGTAGAGGTGGGCATGGCGTACTGCGTGGGTATGTCTGGTTGTCGGTGACAGTGCCGAGATGTGAACCAGCAGCGTTTTCAGGCCGTAAAGGTCATTCGCCTCCTGGTCTTCATCCCACTTAGCCCGGCGCAGCGCGGTAGTCACTTCGGTGCGTGCTATACGGTTTGCCCGGCGCTTCTCGATGCCGGTCTGGTCTGTCAGGTTGCGGGCAATGTCCAGCGGATTGAGCCCGCGCCCCACACCATCAGTCAGCACGCGCGCCATGTCGCGCTTCACGTCAGCGCTAAGCCCCTTCATTTCCTCAAATACACGCGCATGCACCAGCGCCATACGTTGCTGATACGGGTCGCTTGCGAGGATGGACGCCAGCGACTCACGCCCGGCTGCGTACACCGGGGACTGCTGGCTGAGGTTGTAAAATGACTGCCCGGTCCCTTTCTCCGAAGCCAGATCGATGTACTCGTAAAACCACAGTTCGTAATCGCCACCTTCAAGCAGCACCTGATCCACCAGGTAACTGGCATCATTCAGGATGATGGAGAGCAGCGTTGGGTTTAGCTGGTATTCGTATCGGGCGTTTACTGCGAGGGAGGAAGGTATTTTGTCGAGTGCTGATTTGTACGCTTTGCCAATCTTATTCATGCGCCTGGCGAAGTCTTTCATTGCCCGGCGTTCCAGCGCATCGGCCCCAGTCGGATCCTGATAGTTACGCGGTAGAATTGGTGGCTTCGCCTTCTTCGTCGCCATCCTCTTCTCCTAACGGGAATTCATCGACGTTTTCATAACCGGCTGCTGTACGAATTTCTTCACGGCTGAAGGCCGGATTCTCTCCGCTGCCCTGGAACGTCTGGTTAATCTCCGCCATGGTTTTGGCATTGGCGAGTTTCTCAGTTCCTGTCTGCTCGTTGAGGTCATCCCAGATAACCGTCTTCTCGCTGACAGCATCAATGATTTTCAGGTCTATGAGCTTGTCACTGAAGTCTTCTATTTCGAATGACAGGTCGCCTCGACGTGACTGGCAGCGAGCATTGAAATATTTCTGATCCTCGGTACTTGCCCTTTCACCAGTCTGCATCCCAACCAGAACTTTCACAGGTATATCAACAGATGCAGCGAAGGTTTGCAGGTTGACGTTATAGGTTGGGTCAGGATCTGAAACTGCCGAAACCATCGACGTAACCTGCGCCCCCTGAGTGATCAGCAGAACGTCATTGCCGATGTTTAACTCTCTGGCAGCATCGTTATATCTCTCCTGAAGCTCATCAACGGATACGCCGTACAAAGAAGCAAGGTTGTTGAAATCAACGTCTTTGTCGAAATTAATGCTCTGCTTATTAGCGGCGTTCTTCAGGAATGCTTCGCCTGAACCACCCTCAACCTTCTCAAGGCTGACGCAGGCGTTATAGCCAGGCTCAAGGAAGCCAATGGCATCGTTAGAATAGTCACCAAGGATGAAGACGCGATCGGGATGTACGAACCGCTGATTTGTACCACCGTTTGGCAGACTCTCAACGTATTTCCATTGCTTTGGCTGCCCGTAGTCTGCCGATTTCTGGTCAGTAACCCACTCGCTGACTGTTAGTGACCCAGCCCATGCGATCGTAACCTTTTTTAGTGACTTCCCACGAAATACCGGCTGATCCCATGTTCTGGAATCATTGATGTGCAGCAGGATACCCGCATAACGTCCGACCTGGCGGCGGCGGTCAGCTTCAGCAAAGGCTCGCCAGAGGCGCTTTGTGAAAACCTTTTTGGTGTTCTTCTCCCAGGCTGTTTCATCCTTGCTCTCGTCGGCATCATCACCCTCGATAATTTCCGGGTTCGTCTGCCAGCACTTGCCTACCAGCTTCTCAACGGCACCGTGAGCGATACCACCGCGACGGTACAGGGCATAAAGGTTTTCGTAGGTGACCTGCTCAGGGAAGCCATACTCGCACCATGCGGAGTGGCGCTTATTATCCAGTCCCATCGTTGGCGCCATCAGCCCCATACGGGCGCGAGCCATCCGCGCATCGTTCAACGCATGGTTGACGGCGAGAGTTAATTTGTCAGTCATGGTTTGTCCGTTGGTGGATTTATGGCAATAAAAAAGGCCGCCTGAGCGACCTATTCTTTTTTCGTTGAGAGGGCTGATTCCCAGTCAAATGGTTTCTGCAGCCCGAGGCTTCTCTCAAGAGCCTTAAGCTTTATCAGTAACGCCTCTTTTCTTTCAGGTTCGAATGATTGGTAGTAAGGGGCGTATTGCTGAGCAAGTTTAGTAAAAATCAGCGATGAATGCTCAAGCCCTCTAAGCCTTAACTCTTCTCTTATTTCTGCAACCAAGTGCTCAAAGCTATGCATAAAACCTCCGAATCATATGACGGGAGTTTAATTATGGCTTCGCTTGGTATTCGTACAAATTATCGTAGCCGTTTTGGGATCATCATCCCTGCCATCTGACCTTTGCGCTTAATGTGTCCGTCGAGGCTGTAGCGGATGCCGTCCCAACAGTGCTCATAACCGTCGGCCAGCTTCGGCAGCACCTCACCGGTGATGCGGTCAGTTTTGTACGACCACATGCGGGCCTCGCGCGCTACGTTCTTGCAACGCGGATGGATAATGATTTCGTCGAATCCGCGAAGATGTGCGATCCCGTCCTCGACGCTGCCCTGCCACTTCTCGGCGGCTGAGATGTTGAAGCCCTGCCGCTTGAGATAGCTGATTGTCTCGGGGCGTGCAGAGTCGGCCTTGATGGGCCATTCACGCGCGCCTGGAATCGTGTCGTACAGTTCTGGCATGTGGTCTAACTCTGTCTGCTGCCCGTATGCCTCGTACTCGATGTATAGCCGGTTGTGCAGGATGAACGAACGCACCAGCGTGTTAGGGTCCTTGGCGAAACCGAAATCAGCGCCGAAGAACAGGCGTTCAGCCTCTTTCCAGAGGTTATCCGAGAACTCAGCAATCCGGTATTTACCGGCCAGCACCTGCTTATCAGAGTTTTCGAGGTAAGCACCTTCCCACACCCATGCGTATGTTGCAGGGTCGAGACGGCGCTGATCGTTCTGTCGCTCACCTTCCAGCACATCAGGGAACCACGGGTTATCCGTGTAGTTCATCTCAACGGTGACACAGTCGTCGCCAGCCTCTTTACGGAAACGCTTATCCGTGGCGCTTCCGTCGCGCTCCGGGTTCCACGTTACCCAAATCTCTGAGCCTTCTTCACGAACCGTCGGGCTCAGCTTCTGCCAGGCAATTTCGCTGACTGATTCAGCTTCATCAACCCAGCACAGCAGGATGCGTGCCTTCGACTTGATGTTGTCGAGGTTATGCCGCAGGCCGCAGAACACGTAGTTAACGCTTTTGTCGATGGTGCGGATGTACTTCTCGCCGATATCAAAGTTGGCGGCCAGCCAGGGAACAGACAGGATCGCCTGTTTAACCTCCTGCATGCTCGACTCTTCCAGCGAGTTCATGAACTCACGCGCGCAGAGCACCACGCCGCTTTCACCGTTCATCATCGACTGATACGCCTTTACGGCTGTCATCAGCGCAAAAGTGCGCGTCTTGGCGCTACCACGCCCACCATGCGAGCACCGGTATCGCTTATTCACGGCAGTGAACAGCGGCGCAAGCTTCGCGGGGATCGGCAGTTGAACGGCGTTACTCATGCTTTCGGCTCAACGGGGAGTAGCTGGATGATGGTCGGCTGCGGAGTCATGCTGCCATCAGGGCTTGAATGCTCGATTTTCTGGCGATTGGTGTAGGCATCGCCCATTTCTTTTGCGGCCTGCTCGATAAGCTGCGAGGTCATGCCGTAGTTCTTCATCTTTTCAGCATTGGTCGCCATTCGGTCGAGAACGCGCAACCGGTACGCTTTATTTGCGATCGGGATGTCGGCGATCTCATTCTGGAATCGTTTACGGGTGGCGTTGAAAAGGTCAATCCACTTCTGGCTCAACTTGGCCGCCATTGCGTTGCCGGGCGTATATTGCGACACCTGCTGGCGTGAGACATCGATGCCATATTCAGCCTTTACAAGCTCAATGACTTTAACCGGGGTCTCGTAGCAGGCGAGCGATTGAACGATGAAGGCTTTAACCTCTGTCGATAATGCTGCCACAGGCTACCTCCATGACAATCTGAATAAAGCGTTACGCCAGCTTTAGCATGCACGTCCCGCATGACCTGGCTATATCGATGTGAGCCACCTCTGCTGGCGCATTGGCCGCATCAACGAGCTCCTGTACTTCTTTGCTGGCACCGTATCGACGCACGACACCAGTGAATTCTTCGACGTCGTGGCCGCGCAGTGTGAGCACTGGCTGCCCGGTCTCTTTGTTGAACTTAGGCGCACCGAAATCATCGGTGGCCTGGGCAATGTGGTAAAGCTCATGCTCTACCAGTGCGCAGAACTCAAGGTCACTGCATTGTGAGCAGTAATCGGCTGCCAGCGTGATGATGAACTTCGGTATGCGCCCGAACCATTCATGCATCTGCTGCTCCATTCTGGCTTTCTGCCAGCCACCGGCGCGGAGCATTACCTGTTCGGCCTGGCCGAGGACATGTCGCCCTTTCTTCGCAAACGAATCGGATGCCCACATGAAGCAGAGATCAGCCTCTAACAGGTGTTCGTGGTCAGGGTTATGGATGCTGCCGGTATCGCTGATGATTTGCCGGATTATCCACTCACGCACTTCGTTGGCGGGTATCAGCCTGGTGTATGGCTGCCAGTGGTCGGAGGCGATGAAGTTAACTGGCGGATATGGCCTGCGCTCGTCATCGTTAACCATGGGTTACTCCGTTGTTTGCTCTGCCTTGCTCTTGGCCTTCAGGTAATCCCGGGTCACATCAACCAGCAGGATCCGAAGCGCCTCATCTTCAGAGATTCGCGGACTAAGCCCATTAGTGCGGCGTAGTAACTCGCTGGCTACAGCCTGAGCCTCTTCGCCCGCCGCTGAAACATCCAGACTCAGGGTGAAAGGGATAAATGCGCTCTTCATGATGCGGACTCCTCAGTTTCTGCGGGAGCTTCCTCAGCCGGTACTGGCGTGAACTGCACGCGCTTCACATCGGCCGGAGCGAAATACAGCCACTGTCCCGTTTCCGTCGCTAGCGGCACAAAGCCATTAACCAGCTCAGGCTGACGTCGTGACATCTTGCCCGTGAAGGTTTCGCCTGTTTGGGTGGTTAACGTGATTTGGTAGATGTCGGACATGATTACCTCTTTGCCTTGTCGCAGCTGTCGCCCTGCTTCTCAGAAGTTCTTAGCCACTTACGGCTTACCCGTCAGCAAGATGTGATCACCATCCTTGCGGGGTTACACAGATCATTATCGAAGCCCCTCAGTGAAGAGCTTCTGAAAAGACCTACTTATTTTCTGTCTGCTTATCCCATTCCTCACGGAACCTGGATGGGTTGTCGAAACCTTCACTGCACTGGTTGGTTTTCATCATTTCGCCCTTTCTCAATTTTGCGAATTGCTGCCCGGTCGATGTTGCACTGACCGACGATCCCGTAAAGTGTCGCGTTCATCGAAACACTGTCACCGTATGAGGGATTGTCTGGCAGATCAGGCACATCAATTCGCGACGTCAGATCCGCCGGAAGGTTCAGGGCTGGCTGCTTTATCACCCGGTATTCCACGGGCGGCTTCTGCTGCTGCGCGCAACCGCTCAACAGCGGCATCAGGGACAGGAGCAGCAGCGCACTTATCTGCCGCCAGGTAGCGCTTAATCTCGCTCTGTAGCATTCGGTTCTGCTTGGCCGATTCAGCCCTTTGCTCTGCGACCTCAGACATGACCACGTTTTGCCTGTTAACGGCGCCAGCAAGCTCTTTAACGCTCCCCGCCAGATCGTCATTTTTAGCCCTCAGGTCGTTGATCTGCACATCCTTGCTGTCGTTAAGCTGTGTCAGCCTGTCGTTCGTCGCCGTCAACTGATGATTGCGGGCGTTCAGCCCCCACAGGCAGATAGCGACGAGAATGATGAACGCGCAAGGAATGAGAATGTGCGCATTATTTTTGAAAATGCGGAATAAACTGATTAACCCGAACATAAAACCCCCTTAGCTTTAGTCAAGCGGGCTTTCCTGTCCTCCAGTCCGTTGGTACCACCGTTGATGATTCTGGTGATGCGGCTAACATCATCTGAGTCAGCGATAGCGTTAAGTCCGTGATTGCTCCACCAGGCAGCTGCGGATTCAGCAGCATATTGAGGCTGAGTAAGTAGTTCCGGCCTCTTCACGATATCAACGCCAAGCTGTTTGACCAGTGCGGCGTAATTCGCTTTCCCTGTCACCTGAATCAGGCCGCGCCCGCGGTAACGATATCCATCACCACTGTTGCGATCGCCGTTCCCGTTCCGGTTGGCGTAGATGATGCTGCCAATCATTTTCTGGTCGGCCGGATGAGCATTCTGGCCGGAATCAACACGACCATATCTGAAAGCATCTTCCTGGCTGATTCTATTGCCGAACATCGCCAGCAATGCGCCGTAGCGGTAATTCAGGCTCTCTTCCACATGCACGAAGCCAGATGATTCATGCCCCACCTGCGCGAGGAAGTTCGCCTGCCTTAACGGTGTGCTTATGTCGTACTTCTGCATTGCTGCCAGCACGACAGGAAACCACCTACTGGCCAGTGCCGCACTGGTGCCCGTTGCTTGCTGGAATTTACTGAGGGTCAGCATTTGCTTTGTCTCCCGGTTCATTCAGGCCAAGGCGACGGCGCGCATAGGCAAAAAGCGAATCCACCCCCACATACCCGACTCCAGCCGAGATCGGCCAGCAAAGCTCAGGGGGGAAATTCCAGTTGAAGATTGCCCATATAGCCGTGAGTGTCGGCTGAGCGAAGAAGCAAAGGATCCCGCACATCGTTGCGCCGGCGATCCGGTCTTTCCACTTTGATTTCGCGCCGCGCGAGGTAGCGAGTATCGACATGACAAAAGCCAGTACCGAATAGCCAGCTTCGTTTTTGTGGTTTACAAGCCACGCAAGCATCACCGCCCAGGTATCTGGTCTGTCTTGCATAGTGGTTTTCTTCATGTTCGCACCTGCTTGGTGCTGGTTGATTAGGTCAGGCCCTCGGGACGATTTAACAAGTAGGCATGTCGATGATGGTTCCCGGAGCCTGGAATAAAAAACCTGGCGACAAGCCAGGAAGATGAGGGTAAGGCAATGTCGGCTCTCTGGCCGAAGGGTCCCAGGTAGTGGGTTTGGTTTGTGGTGGCCGGTGCTGATCTCCGGCTTTCTCTGGCATCGTGTACCCCAAGACTTTTCTCCAGAGATAGCGCAGTCCTCATTAAGGGGGTGCCGTCTCTAGCGCATCAGCCTGCGCATTCACCACAACGGACAGAGCACTGAGCATTTAGTTGGCGCTCCATGCTGCTGCGTGGGTTGGGTTATGAGCCCTTCACGCCAATGCTCTTTCCTGTTGTGCACTCCGTTTCGTGGAGCGGACGGCATAACGTATTCACGAATTCAGTTATGCACCTGATGCAAGATAAAGCCGCCGCGATGACGACTTGTTTTGCTGATGGCTCGCCTGGCTGGATTCGAACCAGCGACCAACCGCTTAGAAGGCGGTTGCTCTTTCCTCTGAGCTACAGGCAAATTGGTGCCGGGCAAAGGAATCGAACCCCTGACGCGCAGCTTATTTCCAGGTTTCGCCATTTAAGGCTGAAAGCACTGTTTGATGTGTTACACCAAACATTCTCCCTAGCCCTCTGGCTCCATAAACCTTATGACGTGGAATGTAGTTTTCTCTGATGAACTGGACGCTGTCCATTGTTAGCTTACTCATACCATTCAGCTCACCAGCTACTAAGTAGCTAAGGTCAAATTTGGTTTTCTGAATGTGGCATGCAGAACATAGTAGTTGGCACTTTTCAACCTCAGCATAAAACACCGAGTCTGCGTGATAGTGCATCTCGCTTACATTTGCTGATTTGGTGGAAGGATCTATGTGGTCAAACTGAAGCGAATCTTTGGATCCGCAACTCGCGCAACGACCACCCAACTTTTCCATGGCCTTAGCAAGCCTAGCCCTTCGATTAAGATAATAATCTTTGCTCGGCATTTACCACCTCTGCCACTGAACTAGACCGGCGAATTTGGCGGGACAGGAAGGATTCGAACCTTCGACCATTCGGTTAACAGCCGAACGCACAACCGCTGTGCTTCTGACCCTGAAATAAAAAACCCGCTCGGAGGCGGGTTTGATGTCGTGTAGGCGTAATATCCCACGATGGAAAGCATACAGGACAGTTTTATGCAAAGTCAACACTAACGTGCAAAAAAGTGTCGCCATTTGTTCCGATCATATTAATAAGTTGTTGACTTCTCAAACTCTACTGCCGCGTGACGCTCCCCCTGGCGCAGCGTGTCCACCAGCATTTCATAAAAGGGTTTCCAGTTGCGTGACCATGAGGACTGATGGAGGTCCGGGAGACGCTTCAGAATGGCACGGTGTACCGTCGCCGAGGAGATAGCAGAGAAGCCATTACCAGAGCAACGTTCACACGTTTTGAAAACCGGTGCGCCACGTTCTTTGGTCGCTTTGCGATCCAGCACTTCACCTTTACCGCCGCATCTGCACCGCGCAAGGATTACCTTTTTCCCTCCGCAGGTTTCGCAAACCCTTTTCACCAGCTCATTTTTAATCTTCGGGGCCACCACTTCGGCACCGTCATCGTCGAAGATACCAGGATGTTTAACCACATCCTCATTCCCGGAGATAAAACCGGTACCGCTGCAACTGTGACATGTCACGCTGGTAGCCGCCGAACGGGAGTAATCAGCAAAGGCAAACTGCGCCAGCGTCAACATGCATGCTCCGAGCTTGTCGCCAGCGGCTTTGCGGACATTTTTAGGAGCGTTTTTGATAGCAACCTGCGCCAGCGCCTGAACTGCGAGCTGTTCATCTGTTTTGCTGATGCCGGACTTGCCGAAGAAAGCAGCCAGGCCGAAGCGTGCACGGCTGCTGGTGGTACCAATCGCTGCCATAACATCAGTGCCCGTGAGACGATCCGGAGAGGTTCCCTTTACATCGTCGCTGATATGCATTCCCTGAGGGCTAAAATGCTTAAGTGCTGCTTCCAATTTCATAAGGTTGCCCCCGTTGCTTTGATGTTGTTAATAGTCTGCATTGCTGGAATGTCTTTCTTTTGAGTAACGTCTGGTCTGGGCTTTCTGCTGTGGCGCCGAACGCTGCTTAGCTAACTCCTGGTCAATTGGAAGGAAATGCCCGTTATAGAAACGACGGTAAATCGTGCCCAGTTCACCGTTGCGCTGCTTGGTCACATTAATTTCCGCGATCCCTTTTGCTGGAGACTCAGGGTTATAAACTTCATCGCGGTAAAGCATCATAATCAGATCAGCATCTGCCTCAATCTCACCCGAGTTTTTGAGGTCTGAGTTCATAGGTCGTTTGTTGGGCCGAGTTTCGACGCCACGAGAAAGCTGGCTTAGAGCAAGAACTGGCGTTTTGTTGGATTTAGCCAGACGCTTAAGTCCTTTTGACACCTCACCGACAGCAAGGTCATATCGCGCAGTGCTTTCAATTTTGATAAGTGCCAGATAGTCCACGACCACCAGCGCTATTTCCGGATGCGCCAGCTGTTGGCGGGTAGCTATCTGTTGAATCTGCTCTACTGTCAGATCGGTGGAATCTACCATCCAGATACTGCGACCTGTAAGCCGACCGACACCATCAGTCAGTCTCGCCCAGTCTTCATCATCAAAATCAGCAGCCTTTTTCAGGCGTGAAACCGACATGCCGCCGGCAGCGGATACCATGCGCTCACCGATCTGGATATTGGGCATTTCCATGCTGAAGAACAGGACACCGCGCCCCTGCTCTGAAACTTTGTCAATGATATCCAGAGCCAACTCTGTTTTCCCCATCGAAGGCCGTGCAGCGATAAATATCAGGTCTGTCGGCTCAATGCCGCCAGTTTTGGCGTCAAGTTCTTCAATTCCAGTCATGAGGCTTCTGGCTTCCTCTGCACCACGGTTGCGCGCATCCACCCGATCAACAACTGCTGGAAGGATGTCGTCGATATGAACTGGCTGAACGGTCTTTTCTTCGAGAGAAATTGCGGCAATGCTGTTCTGTGCAGCCCTGAATGCCGATAAAGCCGCATCACCATTGTGAGCACTCCGGAGATCTGCCAGCGCCCTTTCAATTACAGCTTCGGCATCGCGAACAGCTGCATTACGCTCCAGCGTCGAAACGTAGGAAACAAGCGCCGATTTCGCCCATGCAATACGGCTTGAGTCCAGAATGATTGCGCTGTGTTTTGGCATGCTTTCGCAGAGCAATACAGGGTCGATAACACCGGTCCCTCGCGCCTGGCGGCAGATCCCGGTGTAGATTTCCCGATACTGTGGTACCGAGAAGGCGCTGGCCGGAACTCTGGAGAGAATATCCAGTACCTCAGGGTCGGCACCACGCAGAAAAATAGCGCCGATTACCGCACCTTCCAGATCTTCATTTTTCCAGACAGGCGTCATGCTACAACCCCTGACGCGATAGCGCGGAAACTTCCCCAGCCAAATGCCAGACGGTTGCGGCCACCATCGGTAACCCGGTCCACGATTCGCTCACCAATCGTCTCTTTCAGCTGGTCGAATGTGAGATTGCTGATCAGAATTGTCGGCAGAATGCTTTCGTACCGGGCATTGATAATTTCCTGCAAGATGGTCATTTCCGTCGGGCTACCGAACTGCACGCCCACCTCGTCGATAATCAGCAGGTCCAGTGAAGCGAAACGCTCAATCACATCTTCCTCGGTAATTTCAGCATTGTGGCGCCAAGTGCTTTTCACGGCCCGGGTGAGACGCATAACATCGGTGATTCCCACTTTAGCGAGGTGATCGCGGATGATGCTTTTCGCCATTGACACTGCCAGGTGGTTTTTCCCGGTACCACAATTTCCTGTCATGACGAGCCCGGTTCCAGCGTTCAGGCGATCAGGCCAACTGGCTGTATAACGCTGACACGCCGCGAGATTTTTGGCGGCATCCGGATTGATGGCCTGGTAGTTATCGAACTCACAAGTTTCGAAACGTCGTGCGATCCCCGCATTGTCCATCAAGTCGGCCACCCGTAAAGCTCGCAGCCCAGACTCAATCCTTTCCAGCTTTGCTTTCATGCATGCCGGGCACAGAGATTTTTTTACTGTTGCGCTGCCACGGAACTCTGGTCCAGTAAGAACATGAACCAAATATTCTCCATGGTTTTCGCAGTTAGCTTTACCGATGCTTTCCTGCCAATTTTCATGGCGCCATGGCTTTTTGCCCTCAAGCGAAAATGCCAACTCCTCACGAAGGCTTTCACGTTCGCCAATCAGAGATTCTTTTTCTTCGCGTTGTTTAATATTCAGCATTGTGATTTCTCCTGCTTACCAGTTGCAGTCTGACTGGCCGTAATCTTGTTCACTGAACCCTGATACAGGGAGCATTCCGGTACGTACGTTGGTTTTTCCTGCGGGAGGCTGCCACACCTCTTCGAAGTGCCGATCAGGACCGAAGAACGTTGCTGCTTGTTTGACGAACTGAGTTCCCTCGCTACCAGTGGCGCGAACATACCCGGCATAACGGCTTACGCCTGCCAGCATTGCCTCAGTGGTAACACCGTCTTTGATTCGAGATTTCCAGGCTTTCCAGGCAGCGGCCTTGGAGTTACCACCAGCACGTTTTGGATATGCCTGCCATGCCCGCTCGAACTCGTTGGAATAGTTCTCTTTGGAAGAGCGATTTTTTTCAGAACCGTTGTCAGATGAACCGTTATATTTAGGTTCTATGACTGATTCATTGACTGGTTCAAAAGAGTGACTGATTCTGGGTGCAGCTCCTGCACTACCCCCTAGTGAATCTCCTGCACCATGTGGTGAATCTCCTGCACTAGGTAGTGAACGATTTGCACTACCCCCTAGTGAATCTCCTGCACTACTAAAATCAAGGCGATAGACATTACTTGAGTTACCTTTTGGCCCCGGGCGAAGTTCTTTTTTTACCAGTCCGCATTCACACAAAGCATCAATGTGATTCATCACAGATCGCTTACTAATTTCGCACTGATCAGCGATGTGTTGATAGCTCGGCCAGCACTCACCATGGTCACTAGCGTTATCTGCAAGCTTAAGTAGCACGAGCTTACGCAGTGGATTTCCCACCTTGACCTTCATTGCTTTAACCATCAGTTCCATGCTCATGCGACACCCGCCAACTCATTTTCGTTACTGAATTCAGCCACCAGTAAAGGTTCGCTGACGCAATAATGCCGTGACATGTCACACCTCATTACCTGGGTGCGGGAAAAGAGTCGGCAAATCAGGACGCAGTTCATGAGGCTTAACAACTCCATTAACTGCGTTTGAGACTGCCACTGCATGGACCGGAGAAACTTTCTTGATCCCCCTGACCCACTTCCAGACAGCTCCTTGCGTAACCCCCACCTTTTTAGCAAGCGAACTTTGCCCACCAGCAACGTACACGGCTTTCGCCATTGGGGATTCAAAAACCTCATCAGTCATAACAAAGCCCTTAGTATTAATATTAAAGATATAAAATAATACAAAAGGAATAATTAATCAAGTATTATCCTCTTGCCATGGTTAATCCTGTGGTATTAAATATGCACAGAAATCGGAGATACTTAGATGAACACACTTGCAGAAAGACTAAGGCTGGCGATGGCTCATGCCGGGGCTACTCAAAGTCAATTAGCGCATAGGGTTGGGGTAAGCCAGGGGGCCATACAAAAACTAACCTCAGGAAAAGCTCAGTCCAGCGGAAAAATCGTGGATATAGCCAAAGCGTTGAATGTAGATCCAATATGGTTAAGCACTGGTGAAGGCACCATGGGGCCCGCAAAAACTCCAGAACAAAGGATGTTTGGCATAGATCCATGGGATAAGCAAACGCCGCTTGAGGATGATGAGGTAGAGGTGCCTTACTTGAAGGATATCGAGTTCGCATGTGGAGATGGCAGCGCTCTTAATGATGATTACAATGGCAAAAAACTTAGGTTTTCCAAAGCAACATTGCGTAAGGTGGGAGCCAATAGTGATGGTGATGGTGTTCTATGCTTTGCTGCACACGGAAATAGCATGGAGCCAGTGATCGCTGATGGCTCTACTGTTGCCATAAACTGCCATGACAAGCGTATCGTTGATGGTAAAATTTACGGCATCAACCAAGGTGGATGGAAAAGGTTAAAAATCCTCTACAGATCTGGGCCAGATAAGGTGACAATCAGAAGCTATAACTCTGATGAATACCCTGATGAAGAAGTAGACATGGATAGCCTTGAGGTTTTAGGAAGACTGTTTTGGGTATCAACAATCTTCTGATCCGTTCCCAAAAAACCACCAAGCCGACCATAGCGTCGGCTTTTTTTATTACTAAAATAATCTTCAATAACAAATACATAAGAAAACAATTATTCTTTTTGTATTAATACCATTGACCTTCAATTAATACTTAAGTATTCTCATTTCATCGGCAAACAACGGAGCCAATGAGATGAACATAACCTCCCAACCCAAAGCAACTAGCCAAGTATTCGATATTCACGCCAAGCTTAGATCAACCAATTCGCATTGGTCTTATTGCCATGCTGTGCAGCCTCACGATAAAGGTTTTGATTACCAATTCAATACGACATTTGTTGGTGAAATGGAGTTCGCAGTTTACGAACGCATCGAAAATTATTTCGTATTAGTTGATTTCTTCAAGTCATATGACGAGGCATGTGATGATGCTAAAAAAATTATTGATGAACACCCTGACATTAAAAAAATGCTCTCAGCCATTTAACTAAGTAATTACTAATTTAATTTTTATTAACACCTTTTCGGTGTGGGAACAAACTCACCCTGAGGAAATGAAAATGCAAAACGCTATCGCAATTAATCAGCCATTAAAAACGTCTCAAATGCTGTTCGGATCTGACAACATTAATGACTTTGGCAACCGAGTTCAAAGCTGCCGGATGGAAGGTGACTCCATGCAGCCGACCATCGAACCATGTGAGGTTGTGGCTTTCGTTGATTGCGGTGGACGTGCGCTTACCTCTGGCATTTATGTTTACACAATGGATGCTTTTGGTCGCCCATGCCTTTTCATTAAGAGAATCGAGCCATTAGCTGATGGCTCATTAAAAATCATTTCTGACAACCATCATTACGAAACATTCACCCTCAACACCGATGAATTGAAAGATATCAAAATTCACGGTCGGGTAGTCGCTTCTTTGGCAGTGAGGCGCTTCGTATGACTTTCATAAAGGATAAGACGGCATACAGAACAGCATGCCTTTATGCGGCTTGTGGTTACGAGGTAATCGCTCGCCTTTACCTGAAAAAAGCATATGGTCGGTAATTATGAGCTTATCAAAAAGGCAAGACATTCAGGTTGTGAATATCAAAGCCGAGCAATTAGCTGGTTTATCGCAAACATTATTTGAATATCACGACAAACTGGATTATTTCCAACTTAAAGCTATTTGCTCTCTTGTTTATGACATTGCTGGCGAAATTCATGACTGGACCGAAAAGGAAGAAAAAATCGTCATGAGCTTAGAGGAGGAGAATCGGCGTAATGGATAATTTAATTAACACCTACCGCCGGAGAATTTTAAAGGCAGCGTTATTACGTCACCAGCGTAAAACAGGAAGTAACTGCCTTGTTATTAAACTCAATAAAGGCGGCATTAACACGGTCGAGCTAACAGAGATTCTTCTCGATGGGTTATTACGAAAATTCGAAAGGCTTGCGATCAGTGAGTACGGGAATGTCGAAGGAGTAAAAGCTATTAAGGGAATTTACAGCAGCGCTGTCGATGTTAATGGCAGCGGTGAATTCCTTACGGATAGCGGGAAGGAATTAATCGACGAGCTCATTTCTGAGCTGGTTGAGTTCGTCAAAAAACAAAAAGTGGAGGCTCGGATCTGATGGCGCTCACAGCGATACGAATTCCTGAGTGGGTTCACCTCAAAGCGACACACGTTTTAAGCCAGTTCAGGGCAAGGCGCATTCACCCCTGCCGAATGCACGGCTCCGGGAATTTGAGCCTCAAAGTTAACCATCGCTGGCGGCTTCTCTCCCGCGATGGCGGCAAGAACTGGGAAGTAATGAGTCACGAACGATACAGCAAAGTTAAGGACCGGAAATGAACGATAAACGCATTACTACCACCTCAATCGACAGAGCATTCACAACAGAGTTGCAGCCAGTTTATGTCGTATCGAGGCACGGTTACTCGCGCCGTTTCCTCAGCAGAAGTGCGGCGATCAGCAACCTGGCTCACTACATGGTAACCAAAACCTTTCACCGGGCCGGTTTGACCACTAACGAACCAGACGAGCCGGTATTCAGCAATGGTGTACTCGTCAATCGCATGGGCCAGCACACTCAGCAATATCTCTTTGCACACAACCGCTGTATGCGGCGCATTAGGCGAATTCTGGAACGCAAGCGCGCAGCACGTAAGTGGCTGGCGAAATGGGACTCCATGCACGACCGCTACGTGAAAGAGCAAGCGGAGCTCCAGGCCAGCAAACCAGAAGGGATCAACTGATGATTGCTTACTTACGCGTTGTTTTATCGGTGCTGATTGTCGCCAGCGTTTATGGGCTGTTCGTTCCGATCCTCATTTCGATGAAGGACACAACAGCAGTTATATCCGGTTTTGCCCTGGCGATTCTGACCCCGCCGTGCATCTACGCCATCTGTAAGGGTCTTGTTGTAACCGTAACTAAGGAAAAGAAATGAAAAAAGCAATTATGGCTTCAATTATCGCGCTTTCTGCCATCGGTCTCGTTGGTTGTGATCGTGTTGAGCCTGGCAACGTTGGGATTAAGGTCAACAAGCTGGGTGACGATAAAGGCGTTGGCGAAGTGGTAGGCGTTGGCCGCTATTGGACTGGCTGGAACACAGAGGTTTACATCTTCCCGACCTTCAAACAGATGAAGACCTACGACGACGCTTTCAACTTCCAAATGAGTGACGGCACAACTATCGGCTATCACATCGGCGTCGCCTATAAAGTTGATCCGACCAAAGTGACAACGGTCTTCCAGACCTATCGCAAAGGTGTGGACGACATCACCGACACCGATTTGCGCCAAAAGATTGCCGACGCTCTTAATCGTCTCGCAAGCCGCATGAGCACCGATAAGTTCATTGACGGCGGGAAAGCTGAACTGCTTGAAAACGCTCTGAAGGAGATCCAGTCCGACATGGGGCCGGTAGGAATCCAGGTTATCAGTCTTTCTTACGTCGGCCGTCCTGAGTACCCGCCGACAGTTATCGACAGTATCAATGCCAAAGTCACCGCCAACCAGAAAACCCTGCAACGTGAGCAGGAAGTAAAACAACGAGAAGCTGAAGCCAACATGCTGCGCGCTGAGGCTGATGGCCAGGCAGATGCAAAACTGAAGCTGGCGGAAGCAGAAGCAAAGTCTATTCAGATCCGTGGACAGGCCATGCGTGAGAACCCGGAAGTTCTGCAACTGGAGGCCATTAACAAATGGAATGGCACTCTGCCTCAGTACATGACCAGTGGCGCAAGCACTCCATTTATTCAGGTTAAATAATCCACCTGCCCGGCTGAATGCCGGGCTATCTGAGGGATAATCATGAGCGAAGTTGTTCTTCTGGTACCAAATGACTGGGTTAGCGAAAAGGTTCTGATTGCGGTTACCGGGCTCAAGCCCGGAACCATCACCCGCGCCAGAAAAGAATCCTGGATGCTGGGCCGCGAGTACCTGCACATTTCACCAGATGGTAATCCCAAGCCTTCGAGCGAATGCATGTACAACAGGAAAGCCGTTGATCAGTGGATCGAGGCGCAGAAAAAAAATCAACCAGGTGCGAAGACAGCATGAAAAGCAGTACACTCGTCCACGCTCCTGGACGTCAGGAGGGATCAATGGCTAATGCATCATACCCGACAGGCGTCGAAAACCACGGCGGTTCGCTCCGCATCTGGTTTCTATATAAAGGTAAACGTGTCAGGGAAAACCTCGGTGTTCCTGACACTGCAAAAAATCGCAAGATAGCTGGTGAGCTGCGTTCTTCGGTTTGTTTTGCGATAAGGATGGGGAATTTTAGCTATGCAGAAAAATTCCCAAACTCACCGAACCTTGCCCGGTTCGGTCAGGATAAAAAGGAAATTACTGTGCTGGAGCTTACCGAAAGATGGTCGGAGCTGAAGAGAATGGAGATCAGCTCTAATACCATGAGTAGGTACGAGTCCATCATAAAAAACATGCTTCCGCGCATCGGCGAAAATAAAATGGTTTCTGCGGTGACCACTGAAGATTTGCTGTATGTCAGAAAGGAGTTGCTGACGGGTTTCCATGTAATGAAGAAGGATCACCGGACACAGGTAAAAGGCCGGAAATCGTCCACGGTGAATAATTACATGATGTTGATGGCCGAGATCTTCCAGTTTGGAGCTGATAATGGCTACGCAAAGGAAAACCCGTTTAGCGGAATTAACCGTCTCAGGAAGGCAAAAGACGAACCAGATCCACTCACGACAGATGAGTTCATCAGGTTCATTCAGGCATGCGGCCACCAGCAGATGCGAAATCTCTGGACCGTTGCCGTCTATACTGGAATGAGGCATGGGGAATTATGTGGTCTTGCATGGGAAGATATCGATCTCACTGCGGGCACCATTACGGTTAAGCGTAACCTGACCCAAACGTATGAGTTCACCCTGCCAAAAACCGAGGCAGGCACTGACAGGGTGATTTATCTCATACAACCAGCTATTGATGCCCTGAGGAATCAGGCCCAGTTGACACGCCTTGGCCGGCAGTTTGAGGTTGAAGTGAAGCTGCGGGAGTACGGACAATCTGTCATTCAACCCTGCACTTTCGTGTTCAGCCCTCAATGCGTCAAACGTGGACCTCGCACAGGATATCACTACGCGGTTAATTCGATTAATAAAATTTGGGCCCCGATAATCAAGCGAGCCGGTATTCGTTACCGCAACGCGTATCAGTCACGACATACCTATGCGTGCTGGTCATTATCAGCTGGTGCTAACCCAAACTTTATAGCAACTCAGATGGGGCATACCGATGCACAGATGGTTTACAAGGTGTATGGAAAGTGGATGTCAGAGAAGAGCGCCGATCAGGTTTCTCTGCTCAACCAGACGCTTTCACGCTTTGCCCCATCACTGCCCCAAAGCATGGTAATAGCGCAGTAGAAAACCTAAAATTCAAGTGGTTAGCAGTCGTATCGCTACATTTTTATAACACGGGGCACGAAATGCTCTCGACCATAAAGTGTGCTTATGTTGTGATCGGGGTTCAATAAATCACTAAACAGGGTATACTCCGGAGTTGTTTATTGTACTAAACGCTCCCGTGAGAGGATGCTACAGCGCACCTATGACTCAATTCGCTTCTCCGGTTCTGCATACGTTGCTGGATACCGACGCGTACAAGCTGCATATGCAGCAAGCCGTGTTTCACCACTATCATGATGTCCATGTTGCGGCGGAATTTCGCTGCCGGGGTGACGACTTGCTGGGTATCTACGCAGATTCCATTCGTGAACAGGTCGAGGCCATGCAGCATCTGGCGCTCACCGATGACGAATATCAGTGGCTTTCAGGCCTGCCTTTCTTTAAAGCGGATTATCTGAACTGGCTGCGTGAGTTCCGCTATAACCCGGAACAGGTCACCGTCACCAATGATAACGGCAAGCTGGACATTCGTCTGACCGGCCCGTGGCGTGAGGTGATCATGTGGGAAGTGCCGCTTCTGGCCGTGATCAGCGAGCTGGCCCACCGCTATCGCTCCCCTGAAACCGGTGTGACGCAGGCGGTTACCGCTCTGGAGAATAAACTCGTTGAGTTTTCCAGACTGACCGAAGGGCTGGATATGTCCCGATTCCGTCTGATGGACTTTGGCACGCGCCGCCGCTTCTCTCGCGAGGTTCAGGAAGCCATTGTCAGACGTCTGCAACAGGAGCCGTGGTTCGTTGGCACCAGTAACTACGATCTGGCACGTCGCCTTGATTTAACGCCTATGGGCACCCAGGCGCACGAATGGTTCCAGGCGCACCAGCAGATCAGCCCTGACCTTGCCAACAGCCAGCGCGCCGCCCTCGCCGCGTGGCTAGAGGAATACCCGGATCGGCTGGGTATTGCCCTTACCGACTGCATTACCATGGACGCGTTCCTGCGCGACTTTGGCCCTGAGTTTGCCGAACGCTACCAGGGTTTGCGCCATGATTCCGGGGACCCGGTTGAATGGGGTGAGAAAGCCATCGCCCATTACGAAAAACTGGGCATCGACCCCATGAGTAAGGTGCTGGTCTTCTCCGATAACCTTGACCTGGCGAAAGCCGTCGACCTTTATCGCCATTTCTCATCGCGGGTGAACCTGAGTTTCGGGATTGGTACGCGGTTAACCTGTGATATTCCTCAGGTGAAACCGCTGAACATCGTCATAAAACTGGTGGAATGTAACGGTAAGCCGGTCGCGAAGCTCTCCGACAGTCCGGGCAAAACCATCTGCCATGACAAAGCGTTTGTCCGCGCATTACGTAAAGCCTTCGATCTGCCTCAGGTTAAAAAAGCCAGCTAA